GTTCACGCTGGACGTAGCACAAAACTTACTTTTTCAGCGCGATTATCGTGGTTTGTGGTTTGATTATCGTTTCTTTTATCAAACGTATCTTTCAACCGCCTTATTGAAATTCCTATTTTATAGGAAGGGTTCTCCTAGAATGAAGCTTACTTTCTCATCTACTCAATGTCTTAGTCACGATACTTGTGATTGTGATTTGTTTGTGTCTGGCCTTGAACCAATTACACCGTTTGTTGTTCCTCGGTGTGTTGGTGGTGTCTCCCGTAAATTAGCTACTTTGTATGGAGAGATGACAGCGCAATTAACACGCGATTATTGTGTTAATGGTCGTGAAGTGGTGCGTAATTTAGTACCCAATGTTGCTGCTCACCTTGATAATTTGATACGTGCTAGTGCAAAACTTGATTCATCGTTAATTCGACCACAGTTTGATTATAATAATTTAACCCATGAGACAGCACGTGTTGATGCGTCTTTTTTAGCATCTATTTCGCAGCGCATGGATAAGTGGTATTTCGCACGGCTTAGTATGAATGTTGATCGATTCATTTGGCGTAGTGACCAGGATAATTTGGTTACTCAAGTGGGACATGTCCCCACACTTTTTGAATTGTGTTTCAAACAACTGTCTTTTAGTCATTACTGTAATGGAAAGCGTTACGGGTATTCTAGTTGGTGTGCCACGACTGAGTCTATTAAACCGCATAATATTCTTGCTAACTTTGAAGAGTTTTCAGTTGATAATAGTACGCGCGATGCCGGATATGAAACAGCGAAGCGATATTTTCCAGCTGCGTTGCATATGTTATTTTACACTTTCTATAAATCTGATAATAATTTTAAGAAGGTTTCCTTTGGATATAATCCGATAGCATGTGTTCAGGAAATGAATATCATGGCAAGTTCCGGTATCCGTCCTGGTGAGTCTAAATCATTTGTATCTGGGGATACTTCCATCCGAATTTCTCCAATTGGGAAGAAAGTTGAGCAGCTCCCCCATGCCATGAAGACGCATATGAAATGGGTTAAGGAGGTTAGAGCTGGTGGTAGTCCTTATTTACCATCATATTGTGTGATTAAGATTAAGGCTGAACGGAAGTGTGGTTATGCGCGACCATTATCAGGGTTAATGAAATTACCTGATAAAAAACGTGAGTTTAATACAACTAATACACTTAATCAGTTGCACTCTACCTGGGTTAATGGACCACGCATAAAGCTTGAACGCGGAAATACGATGAATATTGGTCGTAAGTGGTGGAATGGTGGCGCTCTTGAGTTTGCACGTTACTTTCATTATGATCTGGATGGTATGCCTGGTATGAGGGAGATTATGTTGGTCATGATAAGCATATTAAAGACTATTTGTTAATGTTGTATCAATCAACTAATGTGTGTTATTATGATTGGGAGAATATGAGTCCCGAACAGCAACATATTTTTTTGATTGCTAATGCGCAGGCATTATTTAATATGGTGGTGCGACCGACTTGCCACACTGGTAATGTGTGGCGGATTTTGGAAGGAATCTTGTATTCTGGGGGAAAAGAGACTAGTAGTGCTGGATCTTTTATCACCACATTCACCTTTGCCGTGTATTTATGTCATACCATGCGTTTATACCCTGCTCTTAGTAAGCAAATAATGAAGTCCATAGAGATGGGTTTCATATTAATAGCAGTATACGGAGATGATCACTTGTGGTGCGCTCCAGCTCGTTTGGAACACGTATTAAACGAGGACACGTTTGCACAGGTGTCACTGGAGTTATTTGGTATGATAATTCAGGAGAAAATGGCTCATAAGTGTTTCTTGTCTGTCCCTGACACTATAACAGGAGAACTTAAGGTCGTTGGACCAAAGTTTTTGAAGCGATATTTCATTGCTGGTCCTGATTGCCCAGTGCTGCCATATAAACAATGTTCTGAGACCGTTTCAAAATTACTGGCGCCTACTAGTAGTTTGCCGTTTGATACACTAATTCGTGCCATTGGTCAAGCATGGGATACAATGTTCACTAATCCAGTATCGTACCAAATGTGTTATTTTGTTTACCGTGATATGTTGAGACTTGATACGCGTACGCCTGCACAAATTTTTGCTCAGATGACGAAGGAAGCAGATAGTTATCGTGATTTATGCAAAAAATTATCAATTGACTTTAATGTAATGCTTAAGGGATTTCCAGATTACAACAGTCGTCGAATTGAGTATCATACGTGGGATGCTTCTAAAACGGATTTTCGTATTACTAATCCTCAGCCAATAAAATATGAGGATTACGTATTTTAGTGAATAACGCACTCGACACGTCAGAAGGGTCGGGGGTTATTTGAAAAAGAA